TCTGGTCCTGATGAAGTTATATCTAAAAAAGTAGCAGAACAACGTTTACTTAAAGATATTGACACTCGTGAGAAGTTTGTACGTAACTTTGCTAAAGTTAAAGGTTATGATTGGAATGACTCACAAGTTAATAGTTTAGTTGACTTTCATTATAACACTGGTCAAAAGAACTTCTTAGCTCTTACTGATAATGGTAAACGTTCTACTGATGAAATTGCTGCTAAACTTCCAGAATACAATAAAGTAGATGGTGAGTTTAATCAAGGTATTCAAAACCGTAGATTCCAAAATCAACTAGCATTTACTACACCTACTGAAACTAATTCTGTAAAGAACTTTGCTAACAATAGTGTAGAACAAGGTAACATTGATCTTACTAAAAGGCCTGTTGTAAAAAATAAAGATGGTTCTATAAGTACAGTTCGTAGCATGTCTTTTAATGATGGTAAGAATGAAGTACTTATTCCTACAGTGTCTGATGATGGTCGTATTATGTCTGATGATGAAGCTATTAAATCTTATCAATCATCTGGTCAACACTTAGGTAAATTTAAAACTGTTAATGCTGCTAACACTTATGCTCAATCCCTCCATCAAGATCAAGAAAAAATGTATGCTCCTCAAGGGCAACAACAAGCATCCTCTGTGTTTGCTAATACTCCACCTATACAAGTAGCATCTAATACAAACCCTAATGTAGCTAGTGATGTACCACAATCTATGGTACAACAAGTTTCATCTACTCTTAATGGAACTCAACCCCCACCTCAACAATTAAACCCTGATGTACCTTTATCAATGTCTCAACAGGTTTTACAAACTCTTAAGGGTACTCAAAGCCCTAAACAAACACCTCAAACACCATTTAATACTGACTTTAATGACAAAATTGTTGAAGTATTAGTACAAAATAAACAACATGGTTTAGCTAAAGACTATTACAATAATATATCTAGCATGCTAACTAATAAAGGGTTACCTTCAAAAGAGTTTAATGATCAGGTTGTACAGGGTTTAGTTTCTAGTAATCAAAAAGACTTAGCTAAACAATATTACAATGATATGTCTTCTATTTATAGTAATATACCTAAACAACAAACTCCTGCACCTGAGGCTAAACCAGCAGAACCAGTCAAAGAACAAAGTGCTCTAAGAGTACTAGGTCAAACAGCTTTAAAAGAAGTTATACCTACTGGTATTGGCTTTGGAGTATCAGAGATTGTGGGTGCTGCTCTAGCTCCTTCAACAGGAGGTGCTTCCTTAGCAGTAGTACCTTTACTTGTTAATCTTGCAGCTCGCATTGGTACCTTTGTAGCAGGGCATGCTGGTGCTAGTGCTGTACAAAAGAACTTACTTCCAGAAGCTGTTAACAAAACCCTAGAACAAGGTGAAGCACAACACCCTACAGCAGCTATGGTAGGTGGGTTCTTACCTTTTGGTTTATATGGTGGTTATGGCTTATCTACAGCAGCTCGTAAAGAGATAGGTGAAGCTTATAACTTATATAAAGCTGGTGATGCTTCTAAACTTAAGTCACTTAAAACATGGTCTGAACCTTTAGTTGCAACAGGTTTTGGTGTAGGTATTGAAGGTATAACACAAGCAGTACAAGGTGAGTTTGATCCAGCACGTATTCTTATTAGTGGTTTTATGATGCCATTAGTAAGTGGCGACAAGACTCGTCTTGGTAAAGCCGTATCATTTGAAAATGTAAACTTTAAAACAAAAGAAAAAGTAGAAGATATTATTAGTAGGATTAGAGGCTCTGAGTTCTTTATACCTAAACAAGTAGATGATATCCCAATTGTAGATTTACGTAGAGAGTCTAAGATTGACTATGCTACTCGTCATGGTATTGCTGAGACTGAAGTAGACACACATCAACAAACTCGTAATACTGATAAAGATAATATTAGAATACATGAAACTAAAGGTAAACCAACTATTGAAGTAAACTATGATGGGCTAGCCAGTGAGTTTGCTAATAAAGAATGGACTAAACTATACAATTTACCTGAAACTGCATTTAAAGACTTTCAATCATACCTAGACTTTAAACTTCAAAGAGTTAAAACTGAACATCAAGAACCACAGTCTGCCTTTGATTATAAAAATCAAGCATCTTTTGCGGCAGCTGAACAAGAGTCATTTACTAGAAGGCAACAATATTATAATACTGTTGAAGACCTTCAATCTGAAATTAATGGATTAAAAACATTACATCAATCAGAAACAAATCCTCAAGAAAAAGCTGATATATTAAAAGAAATTAATAGTAAAGAAGCAACACTTAAAGAGGTAAAAACTAATGAACCCCCTGAAGCTCAACTTTCTAGTAAAGAACGTTTATCTAGTGAAGATACACACAATGTATTAACTGGTGCTAAAACTATTGGTGAGGCTTTAGATCGTTTAGTAGAAGGTAACTTAGGTAACCCTATTGAAAAAGCTTTATTTAGACTTCTTAGATCTAATAAATATATTAGTGAAATACCATTAGTACTTAATCCTACTAAAGAAATAATGGATAAAGAAGGTTATCTTATCCCTGGCTTTTATAATAGAAAAAAAGTAAGTGAAGGGGTGTGGGATGAAGGTAGTTTACATCTTAATAAACATGCTGATTTACTTACCTTTGGTCATGAAGTGTTGCATTCAGCAACTCTTAATGCTATGGATAAAGATCCTGTATTTGCTAAACAAATGGATGATTTCTTTGAAAAGCTTAAAGCTACGGCAAGCAAAGATGAGTTGTGGGAAAGCCAAACTGAAAAGTCTATGTATGGTTTAGAATCTACTAGAGAAATGATTTCTGAAGCTTTTGCTAGTAATAGATTTCAAAGATGGATGAGTGAAAGACCCCCACTATTAGATGCTAAAGCTCCTAGTGCATGGCAAGAGTTTAAAGACATCATTAAAGACTTCCTTGGAAATGGTAAAGAAAAGACTGAAACAGCATTAGATCAACTTATAGATCTTACACATCAAAACTTATCTAAAGACCCAAAGTTTGGTGACTTTACTAGAAAAGGTGGAGAATCAAATTTAAGAGTTAAAGACAATTCATATCAGTCTTATCTAAACAATACTGCTATGGAACAGGCTGCTATTAATCCATTCTATAACCTGGATAATTTAGGATTACCCCCTACCCCTACTAATGAAAAAGAATTAGCAGATGGTGCATTTATCTCAGCTAATGCTAAGATGGTTGATGAGATTAGATCTGCTAAGATTTATGAATTAGCTATTACTAATGATAAATTAACCCCTGAAATGCAAAACAATATTAGATTGCATTTAGAAGGTATTAATAAGTTTTCTGATGAACTTAATGCTAGTGTAGTTGATATTGATTCTACCCTTAAAGGTTTAAAAGAAGCTATTGATAGCTTAAAAGCTCGAGCTAAAGACATATATGAAACTAATGACTTTCAATTTGGTACTCCTAAACGTAATAAATATGAAGAGATTTTAGGAAAGCAATCTAGAAAAGAAACACTTACAAAAGAAGAACAAGACTTTTATGATGATATTGTTTTTAGAATTAATAGACCATATAGAGATCTAAGAGATAAGTGGGAAGAACTTGAATTTGAATTACCTGAAAAACAAACTATATTAAAAGCTGAACGTGATAAACTTAATAAACAAATTGAAACTCCTACACCTCTTGCACCTGATGAACAAATTATATATGATAAATATTATGCACCTTTAATTGCTGAACTTACTAAAGGGTATGAGTATCTTAAGAATATTAACCCTGACCTTGCTAATCAACTAGGTGAAATGAGAGATGGTAAATTCTTTTTTAATAGAATGATGAACCCATTAACTCGTGAACAAATTAAAGTTATGCAAGAAAATGGTACTTATGAAAACCCTAATTTCTTTGGTAAAATTAAGAATACTTTTGCAGAACTAGGTGGTAAACTAGAAGGGGGCTTTGACCCTGACTTAGGTAAACTATCTAGTGCTTCTAAGACTCGTTCATTCTGGGTTATTAAAGAACGTAATGGAGATAGAACTGTAGTTCAAATAGCTAAAGATGGTAAGATATTTAAATGGGAAGGTCAAAAAGCTAAGTTACTAGGTAGTATGCCAGAACGTGATAGGATGTTACATGAAGGTGATACATTCTTTGGAGGTCATTTATCTCAAGGTTCTATTAAAGAACTTGAAGAACATGCACCTATAACTTATAATAGAAATTCTTTAGCTGTATTACTTAAAAAGATGGAAGAAGTTCGTGAGGAAGTACGTCAAGATTTATTCCTTAAAAACCTTATGTCATCTCCTATGATGAAAGATATTGCTTTACCTACTCATGTAGATGGTAAACTACAAGAAGTTCCTGAAGGTTACATAGTACCTAAGAACGTACAGAAATACCCACCATTAGCTGGTTACATGTTCCCTACTCGCGTAGCTAACATTATTAATGATTTTGCTAGGGTATGGGATCCTACAGTGTTAACTAATTTAACTAACATCATTGTTAAGAACATGATGGTTAACCCTATAGCCCACATGTTAAACGAAGCATTCCACTTGTATAATGCCCGTGGTCTATCTGGTTGGGTAACTCCTGGTGGTATTGCAAGGTTTCATAAACATGGTAAACTAGCTATAGATGATGTAGTTAACCTATCACATTTTTATGAAGAAACTATTAGACTTGGTGGTTCTTTATTATCACCTGGTACAAGAGCCACAGCTTTTCAAGAAGCTTTATTTGGTAAAGGTTTAAATGAATTCTCTAAGACTGGTGAGTTTAAAGAATTAGCTAATGACATGGGTGTATCTCTTAAACAACTATACAATGGTATTTCTAAACAATCTAATAGAGCTATGTGGATTACTCGTGATATTATGTATATGCAATATCTTAGAGAGATAATGGAAACTAAAGGATTGTCACACCCTGAAGCTATATTTTATGCAGAGAAGCACATGCCTAACTATAGACTTCCATCAATGATTGGTGAAAAGGTTGTTGGGGAGAATGTAGGTAGAGGTTTAAGTTATGTTATGCAAAACCCTAACATCTCAGTGTTTAGTCGTTACCACTATGGTATGGTTAAGTCTTTGGTTAACATGGTACGTGAGATTGGTGCCATTAGAAAAGGTGCTGAGGGTGTAAAAGAATTTAAACAAGGTATAGATTCGGCAGCAGCTGTAGCTGTTGCTCTAGCAGTTGTGTACCCATTAATGGACATGATGGCTAAGTCAATGACTGATAATGACAAAGCTAAGTTTAGACGTGCTGGTCCTTACCATTTAATACATGCTATGGAAGATGTAGCTGCAGGTTCTAAATCCCCTGCTGCAGCTATGAATTCAGTGTTTACATGGAACCCAGCATTAAGTGGTCTAGTACAACTTGGTATGAATACTAATTGGTATAATGGTCAATCTATTTATAACCCACAAAGTGATCCTGTAACACTAGCCTCTGATATATCTCGTTATGTTGCTCAACAGCTACCTATGGCAAGCCAAGCATTACGTGCTCAGAATGATAAATCAGGTGAAGGTGTTCAAGCAATGGCTGCTCGTCAGATTGATATTGAATCTCCAACAGCTGCTCAATATGTTTCTACTGAGAAACGTAAACGTGAGGCAGCTAAAGATGCATTGAGACGTAACTTACAAAGACAAATTAGAGGTTTCTAATGGCTACTTTAATATTCCCTATACCTAATCAACCTATAGCTGAATCCCATGAATGGCGTGATTGGTTCTTTCGTCTAGGACAAAACATTAATACTGGTGGTATTGTACGTTGGGATAACATTGTATTTGATGCCTCTAATATAACAAGTATTGTTAATAGACGACACAATGACTTACAAGGATTACAAGGTGGTGCTACTAGTGGTCTTGAGTATTATCATGTAACTGCTGATGAATATAATGCGTTAGAAGCGGGATTATCTGTTACAATTACAACAGCACCTGTAACTTTAGCAGGTGTTGCTGGTAGTATGACGTTTACTAAAGGTATATTAACAGCACAAACACAGGCTACATAATGAAACTATTAGTTAAAAGGTTTGAATTTGCTAAGACTTACACTGTAGGTAAACTATATGTTAATGGTATATACTATTGTTACACTTTAGAAGACACAGTTAGATTTAAAGGAGAAAAGATAAATGGACAAACAGCTATACCTACTGGCACTTACTCTGTCATTGTTGATAATTCTAATCGTTTTAAACGAAGGCTCCCTCGTATATTAAACGTACCTGGGTTTGAGGGTGTGCGTATCCATACAGGAAACACTAGTGCTAACACTGAAGGGTGTATATTAGTTGGTACTACGTGGGCAGGGAAAGATTTTATTGGTAATTCTAAGATTGCTTTTGATCCATTGTTTGATAAGATGGAATTAGAAAAAACTATAGAACTTACAATAGAATAAAAAAAGGGGAGCATTGCACTCCCCCTACTACGATTAGCCCTTCAGAAAGGCTAGTGCTTCATCAAAAGTCGCAAAGATTGCGATCTTGTTATCTTGTTGTTTAGTCAAGACATCAAGCTTGGTTGCATTCACGATGTAACCATTTGATACTTTGTTTATTTGCACGCCATCATAACTCATACTATCTCCTTATGTTAATGAAATTACTACTCTAAATATGAGAAGTTCAAAGACTAAATAAGTACCATCGTCATCTAACTCAGGCATGTATTTAGTTTCAACTATCTCAAAACCAAGTGATACACCGCATATAGGTTTAATTGATACTTCCATTATGCTATCTCACAACTTCCACCAGTACACGCAAGTGTCTGGGATCCTTCGGTATTATCATCCTTTTCAATAAGATCTTCCCAGTTAATATCACCAGGCATCTTGGATGCTAATTCTTTGTATTGCTCTTCTGTAATGTCTTCATATGGGGGCTGTTGATACGTATGATTTGAATGAGGAAGAAAGCTAATACCACTAACCTCATCAAAGTATTTCCATACCCATGCTCCTACTTCAGGCCATTCATTATCTGTTACTGTAATAGTTACAGAAGGTTTGTGCTCACACCAATGACGTTGATAGACTAACCATAGGTTAAGTTGTTCTATGGCAGTCATGTCATTACGGGTTATAGCACCTTTAGGAGCTTTCATCGGAAAGCTGAATACAGCCGTCGAGTCAGGACGGAATACTTCGTCTTCCACTGGGAAACCTTTTTCCTTGAGGAACGAGTATACAGGATCCTTTTTATCAATTCGTACCCTTCGTATGTAATGAGCATTGTGTCTAGCATGAATGCCACTAGCACTGTCCACCAACTGGCTGACTGTACCCGAAGGCTTAACACAAGTGATAGAAGCAGAAGGAGCAATACCAAGTTCTTTAGAAAGTTGTTTATTTGTTTCTCTTGCTGCATCACGTAATTCCTCTAATAATAATGGATCAGGATTGTTAGTTATTTTACAATCCATAATACCTGTTAATGATACCCCTAATAAACGCTCTTCCTCAGTATTCTTTTTCCACTCTTCAGATAAGAATTGGAAGTCTAAGAGTGTAGACTGTAGAGTACCTAAGATTGTAGCTAACTTAACTTTTCTAAGTAAGGAATCTCTAGTATCTTTTTCCCGTACAACCACTTCTGTAAGGTTGCAGAACTGTTTATCACGCAAGATAATTTCTGAACATGGATTGGTTCCGTAGCTGAGAGTTGGATCTCGTCGTCCCCATCTTGCTGCTTGATTTTGAGAAGCAACTCTATTAAATATTCCTCGTTCACCTGATTTAGATTTAACCAAGCTGACCCACTCTTCCATGAAAGTTTCACTATCGGGTTTTTCAGTATACGCAACTGAATTGTTGGCAAGACCTCTGTACGGATAATCATTATACCATGCTCCTGTCTTTGCATCACGCATTCTTTTATCTGTTAAGTTACTTAAAGAAATAAGAGCTGATCGTCTTACACCTCCAACTACAACAATCTCACCAATCATACATAGGATGTCATGTACTTCTAAACTATTTAGCTTTCTTCCTGCAGATCCTTTGCAAGTATCCACCGTGAACTTAAACAACTTCCGCAATGGGTCAGGGCCACTAGCTCTCCCTCCAAATGTTTTAAGTCTTGATCCAACTGGTCTAACTTTGCTGTAGTCAACTTCAGGGATATCACCTTCCCACAATGAGGACAATAGCTTTTTAAAGGCTTTAGCCCACCCAAGTTTTGAGTCTGCAACAGATATGACATCATCTACCTCCTTAAAAGAACTAGGTAATGGTGGTAACTTATCAATCTCTTGACGTTCACATGAGAACCCTACACCTGTACCATTCATTAGAATGTAAAGAGCTTCAGAGAATGCTCTTTTATTATTAATAGCAAGGTAAGAACAATTATAAGCTGCAATGTTATCTCGTTCTACTGCCTCACCTGCAGTCATTAATAGACGCATAGAAGGCATAACTTCTAAGTCTACAATAGATTGTTTTAATTCATCCCATGGTATAGTAACTGTAGTCTTAGTCTTTAGATAAGACACAAGTCTATTAACAGTTTCTTCCCAGGACTCTCGTCTTTGTTCAGCCTCAATGTATCTAGCATATCGAGACTTATGTATGAACTTACTGTAGTTCGTCAGTTTCGTAGTCATCGTTAATTTCTTTCTGAAGTTTATCGTAGTTATCTTCTACTAGATCTGAAAAGCGTTCTACCAAATCGTAAGAAGTAATGTTTAGTAATTCTAGAAGAGTTATCTCATCCAGTCTATCCGCAAGTCGTTCTTTTAACTCTTCTAAAGTTAGTTGCATATTATGATTTCAATTCTTTTAATAGTTCTACATAGTGAATAACTTTGTCTAAGTCTTCTATCCCACCTTTATCTTGCCATCGACATATATATTTAATGATATTACCTTCAATAAAGGGTAAGTTATTTTTAACTATAAATTCAATAGGTTGAATAGGAAATTGTCTATAGTGACTTCCTGCCACTTGTTTTTTTAATGCACTCATACTATTATTATACCATCCTTTTTAGATATTAACAAGCTTTATAGAACCTTTTTCTTTAAGATTAGTACCATCTTTAAACCAGTTACCACACGTACGGCATTGATATCGTTGGTATTTGCCTGTAGAAGTGATGTTATACCCTCTTTTCTGGAAAGATTTAGAGGTGCATGTAGGACAACATAGTCCATTGTTCTCAATAAGGTTACGGTTAAGGTGATTCTTAATCCAAGGTTTAAAGCGTTCATAGACCTTCTCTAGAAGGATAACATCGTTCTTGTTATATTCTTCCATAGTCTTCCAAGCTTTAGGAATACCTGCCATACACTGTACCCATAGTTCATGACCACTGTGTGCAGTCTTCTTACCTAGTCCTAGTTGCTGTGCTACATAGTCTAGTTTGTTAGATACAAATCTAAACCTACCTCTAGCTACAGTTAATAAGTCTATCTCTTTAAAAGGTGCTGGTGGGAACATACCATTTAATAAGAACTCTTTATTAAGAGAAGGGATATCAAAACGTTTACCGTTGTAATGGATAACAGCATCGGCTTCATCAAGTAGTTTGTGTATGCCTTCTAGCATTTTCTTTTCACCAGACTTTTTTACAGACTGGAACATCATTTCTTTACTACCAAGCCATTTAGCTGCATAGCACATGACATATGAAGACTCTTGCAATTGATTGATACCAATGTTCTGATCCCAAATACCCCATACATGGGCTACGTTAGGAGCCATTTCAATATCTAATAGTAATATTTTACTCATTTCTTTATCCTTTGTTTTTTCTCTTTTAGAGTTTTCTTGTCGTGGCATTCTTTACAGAGCACTTGCAAGTTATCTTTGGTACAATAAAGTCTTTCAATGAACTCGTCCCAAGATGTAAACCCAACTTTAACATCAACCACTGGTTTAATATGGTCGACTTGAACTTGTTTAGCAGGGTACTCGTTTTTACATGACTTACATTTATAATGCATGCCCATTCGTTTAGTAAGTGCATTAACTTTCTTACCAGTTTGTGCTTCCTTGAGTGTTTCATACTTAGGAGGCCAACGTCTGTACCCTCCCCGCAACACGGACGTAATAAATCCTTTGATTCTTCCATCAGTCCACTCCATTATAATGTAGGTTCTTTTTTATAAGTATCATCTATCTTAGGACTACTAAGAAAGACATTGGCAGGGAATCTGCTCTTGTCACCTTTGTACCATTGTATTACAATATCTTCACCCTCGTGAGTATAACATGCTAGAAGACGGTCACCGTCAATCCTAGTAGCTACTGCAGTTAAAGGGTATAAATCTTTAAGTTCAGGTAAAACACATACAATATTTGAAATGGTTATAATTACATTCTTGTTATAACTGTAATGTAAATATTTATAAGGTTCAGCAATAGCACTTATACTTAAGCATAACCCGATAATTAACAATAGTTTTTTCATGTTACCTCCACGTGATGATAGTAGTAATTACTTATATTTGACACGTTCGTCAAGCATTGCATCTGCTATAAGATAAGCATCTTTAGCAATTGCTTTTGCATCAGGAAGAACAGGGGCATCTAAATCACTGTCGTCTTCATCAGGATCAGAATCATAATTAGGGACTTCTATATAATCTAAAAACCCTTTTTTAATAAGACCATTTAAAGCTTCTAATGCAAAGTAATCCCTAAGGTTCATACCAGTATAGATTTGTTTCTTGTTATCTTGACACGGGAATGCTGGTGAGTTTCCGTTACTCATGTTACTCTCCTTCATAAATTAAAATCATTAGAGCTACCCAGATAAGGATGATCAATTGATTTGACCACCCTCTTCTTTGAATAAGTCTAACTCCTGTTCAACAGCATCTGTTGCAACTTCAAAGACACCTCTACGCACCAGTTCTTTGATAGCATAGTCCATTAAGAAGGCAGCTTCTTTAGGGTCTACATGAAACTCAAAGTCTAATGATCCATCTTTATTCTGTACACAGTTTGATATAAGCATCTAACCAGTCTTCCTTTCCTTTTTGTCTAATCCAAAGAACCTGAGCATTCATCTTAAACTCTTCATCGTTACTATAAGCATTTCTAACTGATTCAAACAAGTGTTGTTCTGTTTCACATTCAGCTAAGATTTTATCTGCTTTCTTAGTACCAATCTTTTCTATGCCTTTAATGTTATCAGACCTATCACCCATAAGACATTGCTTATAGAAGTGTTTAAGTCCTTCAAACTCATTAACCTCACAGAATTCATTCTTAACAAAGTTAAAATGTTTACCAGGAATCATAAGAAGATCTTTATCTATAGAACAAATAATAGTATTATCTGTTTGATTTAACCCAAGTGCATCGTCAGCTTCCATACCATCAATAACTTCTGCATTAAAATTAGCAATAAGATATTGACGAATAGGTTCTAACCAGAACGGTTTCTCTTTAGGACGGTGGGCTTTATACTCAGGGTATATACTATACCTAAAGTTATTCTTACCCGTTAAGTAAAGATTATACTCAGAAGCTTCGGTACTAACTAAGATATGATCAACTAGATCTTCTGTCCTAGCATACGCAAAGTCCTGAGCATCATCATCCTGTAGCGTACAGGCAACCCTATACGCCACTATATCAGCATCAATGAGTGCTTTCATTATACTGGGATATCATCTTCCATGTCATCAAAGTTTACTTCTTTAGTAGGATTTGCACTTGTACCAAAGACATAAGCTTCAAACTGCTTAGCTGTTGCAATAACATCTGCTACAGAGTTACCAGCACCAAGTAATTCTACTGCACTAGATAAGGAAGATTGACGGACAATAAGAATCTGTCTTGCTGCTCTCTCTTCTTTAGTTTCATAGTTACTTCCTGTAACCCTACCGCCTGCTTGAGCAGTCGCTGGTTTACTTTGAGTAGCTGCTGGTGCATCATCTTCACTACCAATACCTGTCCAATCCCAAAAGCCCTTGGCATTTTTAACTGTAGTTACATTAACAACTTCACCCTTAGATAAACCTTTGATATGATTAAATACCGATGGGTTACTAAAAGACATAAGTTTTTTATTAGATACTTGACCATTTTCAGTCTTGTAAGTTATCTCAATCTCTTGATAAGATCTACCATTAGACGAAGCTTTAGTACTAGGTGTTCCAACATCAACAATATTAATTAGCATTTACTATCTCCATGTTACCCCAATTGAGTCCAACTTGACATTCGACTCTCATAGGAAGATTAAATTCAACCCCAAATAACTTCTTAAAGTTAAGAGGGATGTCCGTAAAACAATCATCTACTAACTTAACTATACTATTATTATCGCATAGTTTATCATCAAAGTCAACTATAATCGAATCATGAACAGTGTTTATTAACTTAGTTCCTTCCACTTTCTTTAGTCTATTAGCTAGACTAACTCTTGCTATAGCCATCAAATCAGCACCGAGTCCTTGCACTGGATAGTTAAGGATTCGTGTGCGGGGCCATTTAGCTTTACCATATCTTATTTCTGGTTCATAATGATATACCCTCCCTGTAGGCATAGTTATCTTTCTATCTCTTTTAGCTTTCTCAACAATTTCTTTGTGCCAGGTATCAAGACCACTATACTTTTTATAGAACTCATCAATGATGTTCTGCCAGAACGTTTCTTGTTTACTGGTATCAGTGAAGTTAGGATCATTAGCATAACTATAAGCACTGCCACCATAGATGAGTCGGAAAACAAATGTCTTAGCAATGAGACGAGAAGGTAGACCAAACCTAACCTGATTATCTGTGTGTTGATCTGTCCCATCCCATATCTCCTTAATAGCAGTTTCATCTTGCGATAGATAAGCTGCACATACCCACTCTAGTGCTTTAGCGTCAGCTTGTAACAGCATACCTACTCCCAAATAATTGTTTAATTTCTCCATCAAAGTTCTGTAAGTTAGGTTTAGTAGACGATAGTCTTCCTGTCTTAGCAACACATTGATTAAGAACACCGTGTAGTGTACCTTCTTTCCAGTTCATAGTCTTGCGTAGTACTACCAATCCTTCATAGTATGCAGACAATCGTTTCTCTAGTGTAGCCCTAGCTAAGATAAGTTCTATTAGTTCTTTAGCTTGTTTGTTACCTTTAAGAGATCGTAGTGTCTGTTCATCATTAGAAAAGAATCCTTCTTTCTCTAACTCAGAACCTTTAAGAGGATTAGCCAAACGTTGAAACTCTATGACGTATTCTTTCCATTGGCTTTTTGGTAAGCCCGCTCTAGTCCCTGTCTTAAAAGTACCAATAACTTCTTGACGTCTGACTTTAATAGATCCCCCATAGAGAAGAGCACTAATATGTTCAGTGCTATTAGCATTAAACTCAGGAAGCTTATGATAAGTATAAAGGATTGAATCAATACGTTCAATATCTTTTGTAGTTTCTTGACCAAGCCTAACACATTCTGTTTCATTAAACTTAAGACCATTGTATTCCATCTCCTCTAATATTAATAAATCTTGGTTATGTAAGCTAAGAAGTCTTTGCATTTGTTTTGTACCAGCTGCAAATTCTTCCATCTGTTTCTCGTATACCTTTTGCGTTAACTGCAAATCTTGTGTAAGGTATTCTTCTAACAAGTCTTTAGGTATCTTGTCAGTGTCTATCCCATTCTTCCAATAATCAGTAGCAATGATATCAAGTTTACTACCCAAAGCATAGTAGTCAGCAACACCATTGAGACTTGGATAGGGATATTGTTGTCCCATAAGTATAAAATGAGCCAACTGACAATCCCAAATACGCTTATCCATAAAGTTAATTCCATAGCGTCTTAACCAGTGCAAGTCAAACTTGATGTTAAAGCCAACAAGAGTATCGTGACTGTCGATGCTTCTTTGTATAGCGTCAAGTCTTTCTCTGTTAGGGCTTCCACTATAATCAATGTCGTATAGATAAGTGCCATCAGTACTATAGAGTCCAACATAACAAAGTTTATTCCTTTCATCAAATGGATTGCCCTTATTGCTTATGGTTGTTTCAACATCTAAGATTAAGCTGCGCAATCGCCAGTTCCTTGGTTGAGTGGGTAGTATTTATTTACTGCTTCAAGTAGGGTTTCATTAGGACCCATTAGATCTATTATATCATAGATGTCTGCTCTGTTCAAGTCAGGTCTAGCTTCTAAAACTTCTGTAAAATCATTATCCAAAATAGATACTCCTTTAATTTAAATATCAATATATCTTGCAATGTCTGCTTTAATTAGTACTTGTTTAGAACCATGTCTTAGATCAGGTAAGGTGTCAATGTCACCTACTAGTTTATTCTTGCAGATATTAAAATATCTACTACGACTAAGGTTATCTTGTTCTTTACCTATTCCTAAGATCCAATCGGCTTCACCCTGTTTAGCCGTTTTGGAGCCGTCAACTTGATCCATTGTTAGAAATAGCTTGCCTTCTGCTTCGCCACTTGCTTGTGACACAGCGATGACTGGTGCGTAAGTTTTAGCAATCTCTCTAGCCCACTGATAAATTTGTTTAAGTTCAAGATCATTTCTTTCTCCTTTGAATCCACGAATCTTATCTATCTGGTCAAAGATAATAAGAGCTGGGTTATATTGTTTAAGCACTGCTTCTATTCTTACTTTGCTACTTGAATCTTCAAAGTCTAAGATGTGAATACGATTACCTGTTAGTGTGTTGTATCGTTCTTTGTTAGTAGCTTTGTCTTCAAACAAGTCATGTAATGTTAATCCAAGGGCTGCTTGGTAGACTCTAATTCCAACTTTCTTTCCTTGTTCTTCATTATTAAACCATAGTACATCACCACTAGTTTGACCCACCATGTGCGTAATTTCACTCGCAAGAAACGTAGTCTTGCCTGTCTCGGGGCGAGCAAAGATAAAACCAAAGTCACCTTTACGCAAAGATCCAAGAGACTTATTAAGCCACTCAAGGCGCCAACGTAAACCAGGAGTAGAAATCTGTGTGTCATATAAATTCTCCAAGTCCATATCAACGGGTGTAATGTCATCTGCTTCAACCTCTTGATGTTCGAACTCATTGAATAAATTAAGAAGATCTTCAGTAGACTTCTTACCTCCTTCTACATCTAGTGCCATTAGTGCAACTTGTCCTGCTAGGGAACGTCTACGATGTTCTTCTAGTAATGAGACAATGATACCCTTGTTAGTAGTATCCTGATTAAAGATGTCTTCTAAAAGAAGACTAAGTTCTTTACGTTCTTGATCACGTAATAAATAATTACTATTATAGAATATCTCTAATTCATTATTAGTAATAGTAGTACTAGTATTATATTTACTATAGTATAATGATACTATATTAAATAATTTATATATATCATTATAATTAATCTTTATATAATTAATGTTAACATACTTGTAATACTTTGTAAAGAGATTTATGTCTTCACAAAACAACTTAATGATTTGTTTCTCTACCATTTAACTCCTTTCTACAGTCCACAAAATGCTTCTGTAAGTTTCTTACTGTTGTATTTGTTTTCTTTATTGTATATCTTTCTTTCATTCACATCCAGATACAAAGGCGTGAGCACAAAGTGATGCACGTCTTTGAGTCGGGTACTTTGTTGTAGATCTTCAGGAAGAAATGACCAAAGGTATTTGGCACGTAGTGCCCCAGTAGTATCGTATTCTTCATACAGCCAAGCGTCAGGTTGTTTCATTGTTTATCCTTTATAATCAAGTCAATATCATAAGTGCTATACTCTTTAGGATCTTTATCTGTAATAATAACATCAGCATCAATACCCTTCTGTTTTAAATTCCTAGCCATTCTAACCGCATCAATTGCCTTATCCCTATCCAACCATACCCAAACCTTTTTAAAGCGTTCTAGGATGGTTTCTGTGAGTTTTAGAGGCATACTTGAACCTAATAGAGGACACCCTGTGTAATTATTGTTAGCCTTGCTAACTTTAATGGCAGATAAAACATCTTCTACTATAACTATTGTATCACTGTTACCATAGAATAGCAAGGGCTTGTTTCCTTTAGACAAATATTTAGGTCCATTGCTAAAGTTTCTAGCTTGGTAATAGTGTGGTAGATACACAAGTACTAAAGCTTTTCTTGACGGACACCAAGTAATGTGGTAAGTCTCACAATCTTTACTTGTCATCTCGTATTGTAATAGCCATTGCATTGCTTCTTTAGGAATGTCAAGTACTAAATCTAAATTTAAGTCATTGGGACATTCTTCGTCGATTGTTACCAATCTTCTGCGAACTCCTTCGATTGTGTTCTTAGACTTCCAGTATTTACATCCAAAACAAAACAAATGATCGTCATATTCTGCCAAGTTATCTTTGCTACCACAACTTGGACAAGGTATATGACCAATGAATTTACTCATGAATATCCTTAGTAGTTATTAACAGAATGACACACGACATAATTGTAAAATTATAGTATAATATTATCATAGTATAAATTTATATACTATAATTAAAAGGAGCTACACTATGTGGACTAAACCAGCAGCGACAGAAATGCGTTTTGGCTTTGAAGTTACAATGTATGTAATGAATAAGTAATTACATACCGTATGAATGCATGCACCCGTGGGGATGCCCTGCGTTCTACGGCTTATAATTCTTAATCACTTCACCCGTGGACTTGTCAAGTTCATACTCAGCTAATTGTTTTTTATCATGATGATGTTGTACAATATCAGCAATGATTTCTACATTAGCTAACTCTTCTTCAGTTAAAGTAATGCCTTGTTTTTTAAAGATACGATCCCAGTTTTCTTCACCTTGTTTAGATAGTCTTTTATTAATAAGTTTATCTCCAGTAATATCATTTCTATTGGACATCTAAGAAATCTCCCTGTAAATCATCAAGTTCTATCTCGTCTTCGACATCATTAGTTTCCCTTAAGTCTTCTCGTTCGAGAGACGAAATGTCATACTCAACATCATGATAACAATGATTACATAAGTCTACAAATATGCCAGTCGTTGCCGACTTGCGTGTAGCCTCGAAATCATTTAACGCTTTGTTACAAGCTAAGCATCTCACCCATATACCCCTTTAAATTGAAACTCTTGTTTACGATATAGTTGTCTAATTTTAGCACAGATAGCAGCATGGTTGCTATTGTTAAATAGCGTGTTAAGATACTCTTTAAGATTTTCTTTAGTGTATATTGTATACTCATCGTACGCTTGTCCTACATGAATGGTTTTGCTTGATCCTTCAGCCCTAACATCAAACCAATTATCACCCATATCTTCTACTTTATACCAAGATAAACCATCAACAAATTGATCAATGTTTTGAAGTGTTACATGTTTAAACTCTTCATCAAGACTAAAGAATGTTACAAAACTACCAATTTCTACTGACATAATTATAGACTCCTATAGTAATTATAAATGGCTTTTGAATATTTGTCAAGCGTAGTTCCTTCTAATCCTGGGGCAGTATTAACTTCGAATACAAAGAATTTATTATCAATGACTCTGTGTCCTATGTCTACTGCACCAAAGTCGAGATTAAGTAATTGAACAGCTTTGATTGATGATAGTAGTAGCTCTTTGGGCGGGGCTATTTCTGCTCTGGCATACACCCATCCATTTGCTTTGTTACGAATGCCTGTGCCCCCTAGGGCACCATTACGCTTACGCTTCATTTGAATATCTATTACTTGTCCACGGAATACATGGACACGATACTCGTGTTTATGTTTACTATGTAATGTGTATAGTGGTGCATGTGCAAGTCTATCACCATCATTACATATAATTATACCATTACCACTATGCCCTCTTGTTGTTGTACGACAGTATACTTTAAGTCCTAAGTCAAGCCAGTGTTGAGCTTCACTATGGTTAGTAGTCCAGTCAGGTACATCAGTAAAAGAGTTGCTACGAAACTCTCTAAAAGTTTCTAGTTTATTAGATGCCAATGCAATAGCATGAGGTTTATTTAAATCTTGCTCCATCCAACGAAAATGTGGTGGTGTACTATTGCCCCAGTTAACTATTACATCTTTTCGTTTAGCATTGTACGATGGTGAAACCCTTAGAGTACCAAGGGTTCTAGCCAATCGTTTAGCAGATACACTACCTAACTTGTAAGGGAATATTTTAAGACTCATTTAGATTTACCTTTTAGTAAAGATGGTGATGCATAGTTTTGATATGCAGGTACACCTACTGGATCAATGGTGTCATCTTCAAACTCATCTACAAAAGATAAAGAATGATAAGGAACATTGTAAAGAAAAGAACTTTTACCTTTGTAGTCATCATGCATTAGGTCACATGTAAAATCTTTATTAACTGCAACAATCTCACATAGCTCACCTGTTTCATATACTTTAAGAGTAGCAGGGTCAGCTGTATCTTCTAGTAATTCTACCATTGCACCTATTGCTACTACTTTAGGTTTAGGTTTAGAAATAGCTACAGGTTTACGCCAGTTACCATAATCATATACATCATTCTTCCATGATGTAACAACGGGTGCAACATAAGGTTTGTAACTGTTGTTACTATACCATACACCATCATCCCATTCACCCTTGTGTTCATTCATGATCTTGTGGTTGCCGTGTCTATCTAAGAAGATAAGCTTGCTGTAACCAATACGAGTTTCAAGAAGATTAATCATAGGGTCTTGGAATAAAGCTAGGTTACCCCACTTGTTTACTAACGGTTGAAGTATTTGTTCATTGAAGTGGATAGTGTCAGAGAAAGCTTTATCACCATCAAGGCCACTAATAATACCGTTGTGCACAAAAGCCAAACTGCTATTGACAGCAAATGGGTGACAGTTTGTTTCATTAATTTCACCATGAGTTTTAATCCTAAAATGAATAACAACTTTCTTGTTTTGATGTTGTTTGTATGCATTGTAAAAGGAATCAAAGTTAAAGAAACCTTTCTGAATGTTTAATTGTTTGTCATCAGAAAACATAAAGCCTGCACCATCTGGGTTAGATGAATAACATTCTTTTAGTGTTGCTTTACTGATGATCTTTTCTTCTGGTTTATAGATTGCAATACACATTATACAAACTCCTTTAAATGATAACTTAGTTCGGGGAACATACGCTTACGATTAGATAACCAACCCATGAATGCTTCGTAATGAGTTTGTTTCTTGAGTGATTCACTAGATTGAGCAGGCATACAATAGTCGACCAATGCTTGTACAAATTGTAAGCGTGATGCAAACTCTTTGTAGTTCATTGGTGTAGCAAACAATCTAACTTCTACTGTGTTACTGTTGTTAAGATTGAGTGCATTGTATCTGTCACCACCATTCTTGTTACGCCATGCATATGTAACATTTCGTCCACTATCCATACGAGCATACTGATTATCTGTACGACCTGCTATGAATGCAATGAATAGTTTATTTTCTGCACGATTAAGAAACTCAGTCATCTTGCCAAGAGTTAACTGCGACAAGGGTTTCCGACTGATGTGTACATGCATACCTACATTCTTTTCTATCTTAAGATCTGGTGGTATGTTGTCGTAGAATTTCTTAAAGATATCTAAATGTATATCTAGTGTAGCTGGACATGTAACAATCTCAAAGCCATTACGAATAGAACCGTCTGACTTCATAAGTGCATGACCATGCATTAGTTTACCTACTGCAAGTTGTGCACGATTACGATTTTTAGTTTCGTATTCTAATTCACAGCCAAGGTAAACAGTATTAGGTCGTACCTTAGTAGCTTTGAATTTAAGTATACCTTCTACTCGTGTTGAATAGTTATGTATCTTAAAGCTTGAGTCAAGACATTGATAACATGTGCCATCAATCATAAGATCTGTAACAGATTCGTTATTACATGTGTTACATGTAGCAATGTCTACTTCACTACGATTATATATCTCACCATTATGATAGAATTGTTCAGAGGTAAGCCATATGTCATGTCGTTCATTGAATGTATAACCATACAACCTTGGATCAGTAGACTTATGTATTTCAGTCCATTGACTAGAGCCAAGTCTTATGCGTCGTTGACTACCTTCGATATGATACTCAGTTGTTAACTCATCTTGATAGAATGCATAAGATGGTATATCTTTATCAATAAAATAATCTTGAACAGTTATACCTTGTGTAATACCTTCTGCTACTCTTACTGCTGTTTGCAACATATGATTAGTTACCCAACTAGTACGCATAGCTTGTGAGCGTAGTCGTCTACGCAATGCACCCCAGAAACCTTTCTTTAGTGTGCCATTTTGATTGTAGTATACAGGTTCATTAGCTTTGTAATATAACGCATCTATAATAGTTGATGCATTGATTCTATAACTTGCACTTGTTACAAGGCCTGTTTCATGAGCAGCTTCACGATAAAAGTTATGTACATTTAATCGTCTGTTACCATTGGCTTCATCATTGGTATAGAATTGTAATACTCGTTGATCTTTATACCAAATTGTAGATAGTGTACAGGTTTTACGAACAGTTGCTTGTTGTTCATAATCCCATTCGTTCATTTCTTTAGTCCAATAGGTTTGTCGTATGTCTGGATGTAACCATCCGAACATATTAAACCTATTATTAAACTCAGTAAAACTGTATGATTTCATATATGATTTCCTTTATGATTAATAGCAGTGCCTAGAATGCAGGCACCCCCAGTGCTGCATTCATAGGCTTAGAATAAGTTGATACAAACATACACTCATGAATACAATAGAGATTGTTACGCCAAGTAAAACAATACCTACAAGGTATTTATCAACTAGTGTATATTTATGTTTATACTTTGCAATACCACGAAAGTCTTCTTCATGATTACACATCTAATTTTTCCTTTATAAGTTGTTTGATATTGTCATTCATTTTACTTAATACAAATGCACAACCGTATTTGTCAATACAGTCTTGAAACTCTTGAATAGTCCAATAGAAGTGTGCTTCTTCTTGGTCATGGTGCCCATCACCATCAGTGATGTCATAGTGATTATCAAAATCATCTGCCATATTATTCCCCTTAATAAAATACAAGATTGTCAATTTTAACAGTTTTCCTACCCCACAAGTGCTTCATGTCAATTGAGTCATCATGAAAGTATAATGAACGACCGACAGGATTTACTACTTTACCATAATAGATATTTAATGCAATGAGTTTAGTTTTTAATAAGTCTTCAGTAGATGGTTCACGATATTTATGTTTAAGCATATCACTAATACCAATGAACTGTCCTTTGGAGTATACCACATCACATATGTCTTTACCATATCTTTTAGATTTGACACGATTCAGTATTAAATATCCAACGCCATGCTTTGCTTCTAATGATTGTGTATTAGCTTCTGCATAAATAGCATAGGCCATACAACCAATTTGAGATTCGACATAATTGATATCTGACATAATTAGATTCCTATAATTTGCCCAAGTAACACAGTACTCCCCTGATTTACCCCGCCCCATAGGGGCGTTGACACAGAGTGTCAAAACACTCTAATGATAGTAGTATATCATACATACATGAGCAATCCAATTTTCTTGTTAAAGAAAATAGATTTGGATATAAATCTGTGAGTGATAACGAACAGAACATAGAATTAAAAACTACGAGATTACTCGTAGATTTCTTGCTGTATATCGTGTTCGATTGCACAGAACTCTAGATAGTCAACTTCGGATATCTTAGCTTCGCGTTCTATACGCCATCCCTTCCAGAATAGATAGTCTGAGAGTTCTGTGTAAAAGATAGTAGCGTTGGTGTGCTTGTTTTTAAGCTTGTAGAATTTATCTAACATATGATATCCTTAAAAAAAGAAAGGCAGAGTCGAAACCCTGCCTTATGATAGTAGTTAAGCTACGCGACCTGCGTCTGCTGATGTTGATTGATTCTCAGGTGTTAACTCTGGGCGACCGCGATTACTTTCTGTTTGCTCGGCTTTCAACGAAGCATTAGCATTGACATGAGCTGCTGTCTTTGCAGCTTGAACTAACTCTTGAGCTGACCATGTTTTGGCAATGGTCTTGTTAGTGCGTGCTTCAATGTTGCATGTTGTGTATATCTTACGAGCGTTAGAGTATGTCTCAATCTGGTCTTCTAAAGCATAACCTAATTCAATCAAAGGCATTGCTCTGTAGCGCATATCACTTGAGAGGACATCTTTCATTAATGAACGAGCGATTGCTACTTTGGTGCCGGCACTTGGTTTTACAACAGCTAACATATCGTTGAACTGAGTGAAATCGAACTTACCGTCTGTGAATGTGATTGTTAAAGCCATGTGAATACTCCTTAAGTTTAAGTTAATTGTGAACTAATTTTACTACGAGGAAAAGCGTCCCCACACTTGGAGGACGCCTTTTCTGATGAAACTATAAATCATTGATTGCAGTATCTGATAATGAATCGATATATGCATCATATTCTGCACAGAATTGAGAGGATGATAGTAGTTCATCATACTCAGCTGACTCCATATCGTCCCAATTGACATCATAATCAGGGTCCATATAGTTGAAAAGATAGAGCTGTTTAGGGTCGTCCATGTTATGCTCCTACTAAAGTTAAGAATGGAGTTACTTTTATTTCTTTGTGTATTAATACTTCTTGTTTCCAATAATTCCAGTAGCCTACATCAAGCTCCATAGCTTTATTGATATCATCTGTATTCCAGAAGAGCATGAGGTCTTCATAATCTAAAACATGTGCATTGTGGAACATAATATACTCCTTGAAAGGTTTTAAAAAGATAAGGGTTGTATATATAGGACTTAACCCTTAGGATATATGCCAGATAATTGAACTATTAAGAAGTCAATAACTAAATGAAATTGTTTACACATATAAAGGGCACGCAACGCGTGCAAATAAACAGAGCGGGTTTGGCGTAAAGAATTTACGGGGTCATTTAGTTCTTGAATGGCTTTAGCCCAAAAGGTATTCTTGTGTGTTATTGATACCTATCGTAATGCTTTTTATTAATTTCAAGAATTCCTTGCAGTCTTAATAGTTCTATTATCCAATATAATCCGCGGTTAAGTCATATATATATAACATAAGTCTGGGTCTGCTAGGGCAGACCGTACTCCTCGTATAACATAATAGCTCTAACTTATGTCATTAGTAATTCTGATTGAACCTTACAACCGTTTCTGTTGCGAGTTTTAGAAGCTTGTTGATTACTCTAAAACAAATAAATACTAATCAGAATTAGTAATTACTTAGTTAGAGTTTATGTTCGAGGACAGACTTATACATCAAGGATTTTATTATAATCGCAATTAAAACTAACGACAGTGTAGTTTTCATTGCAGTATTATAATTACACTGTAGGGTTACGGACAGGATTGTCCGCTGAAAGGTTTGGGAACTTGACGCCATCCAATGGCAGATTGGTCGTGATGTCCCGGCGAAACGGGACGGTGTTGTCATAGGTTTATGCCGAGCACGCAAAGCGAGGCATAGCTATGGTATTAGATGTAATACATCGTGCGTTCTAGATAGCATAGCGTGAGTTATAGAGGGGTGTATTATGCAATGATTACTATTGTGTAAGTTATTGATTGTTATCATTGGGTTTATACACTAGTTATCCCACACGGATAGGGGGGAGGGAAATAAGCATTCTTTAATTCTAGTAGAGGGGCACTCTTCTAGATTTATAATAATATTTACAATAGGGTCTAGTAGCATTACTGGGTAATGCGATCTTGAACACCCTACCGGGGGAACACTTAACTATGTCCTCGGGAAAGACGACCTCGGACTTCGTCCTTCGGTATTCTGTTAGATACCCCCTCTAGTAATTACTAATTACTAATTAGTAGTATTATAATACTATAGTATTATTATATTATATATTACTATTATAATAATATAATTACTAATTATTAATTATAGATTTTAACACACTATTACTATTTTGTCAATATAAAAATATATTAACTTGCCCTTAGATACTTCTTGACAAATAATAAATCTTGTGGTATACTATTACTATGAGTGAAGATCAGAAAAGTGAAGAAGTGTCAAGTGGATATTACTATGAAGGGAAAGAAATCTCTTTAACTCCTAGAAGAGGTAGACCACTTAAAGCCTCACACCACGCTCCTGATTGGTTTCCTCAACAAACCAAGATAGATGCATGCACCCTATACTGCGTATATGGTGATGCTGATGAAGTAAGTAAGTTAACTAATGTACCAGTTAAACATATCCGTCAATGGAAAGAAGAACCATGGTGGAGTGAAATACAGAAGAAGGTTTTTACAGAACAAAATGAAAAGTTGGCTTCTAGAATTAACGGTGTGCTTGATAACTCTCTTACTCATATTGTCGATAGACTCGATAACGGAGACTACCTTTGGGATGTTAGGAAATCTAAACTTGTACGCAAGCCTATAGACACTAAAGTCTTATCTAACCTATTCAATACCCTTGTCCATAGACGACAGCTTATACGGGGTGAACCAACTAACATAACAACGCAAGTAGCTGTAGACGATAGACTAAGACTCTTAGCTCAACAGTTTGAGAAGTTTGCTAACGCTAAAGAAATAGAGAGTGTCCCTGAGGTTAAGAACCCAGATGAAGGATGATCTCGAAGAGTTCCTAGAGTGGTGGTTAGAACATAAACCTACTTGTCCACCTGCTAAGAATGCTATTGTACAAGAGGGAGACCTCTCTGGTGTAGTACTCTATAGAAAAGGACAATTCCAAGTAGAGTTGTTTATTGTTAAACCTAATGTTACTATTGTACAACATGTACACCCTAATGTAGATTCATACGAAGTACATTTAACAACTGGATTTAATTTTTACTGTGATGGTGTTTTACATACTTCAGGGGAACCTGTTAGAGTTAAAACAAACTCATGGCATGGAGGATACTTTGGACCCCAAGGTGGTAGTTTCCTTTCAATACAGAAATGGCTTAACGGTATAGAACCTGATTTTGTGGGTAATGACTGGGAAGATCATATAGGTAGCATTAGCTACGATAACAGTACTTTAATTCAAGGAGAAGCAAATGGCAACACCAATGAAAAAACCAATGAAACCTATGAAGAAAATGCCAATGAAAAAGGGTAAGTGCTAATCATGGCTACTAAACCAGGACTATATGCAAACATTCATGCTAAGAAGGCAAGGATTAAAGCTGGTTCGGGCGAGAAGATGCGTAAAGTGGGAGCGAAGGGTGCTCCTACTGCAAAAGATTTTACGAAGAGTGCTAAAAAGGCGAAGAAGAATAAGTAATGGCTACTAAAAAGAAGGGCGTAAGTCTATCTATTGGTCGTGGTGAGAAGTTACCTGTGTCTAAAGGTGCTGGACTTACGGCTAAAGGCCGTGCTAAGTACAACGCTGCTACAGGTTCTAACCTAAAAGCCCCTCAACCAGGGGGTGGCTCTCGTAAAAAGTCATTCTGTGCACGTATGGGAGGTATGCCTGGCCCTATGAAAGATAGTAAAGGTAGACCTACTCGTAAAGCCGCTGCACTAGCTCGTTGGAAGTGCTAAGATGCCTAGCAGCCCTAACTATAAACGTAACTATAAACAAGAGTATGACCTATTTGGTGACTCTACCAAGGCTAAAAAAGATAGAGCCGCTAGAAATAAAGCGTCTAGAGCTAAAGGTGCCGGTCCTACTGATGTAGATCACAAGAAACCTTTACGTTCTGGTGGTTCTAAAGCTCTAAGTAACACACGAACACGTTCAGTTGCATCTAATCGTAGTGACAACGGCCATAAACCTGGCGAAAAACAGAAAAAGAGATAAATGGAATTAACAGCTGAGCTGATACACGGCTTTGCTGGGTCAATGTTAGCTAAAAGGTATGATGGAGCGACACCAACCCCGCAATGTCATATGGAATGGTGGGATCTTTGCGCAAGTAAAGACCCTTTAGTAGCTATAGCAGCACCTCGTGCTCATGGTAAGTCGACAGCAGTGTCACATGCTTACCTACTAGCTGCCTTAATGTTTAGAGAACGTAAGTTTGCACTTATAGTCTCAGACACTGAGAACCAGGCTATCAACTTCTTAGGTGATATCACCAATGAGTTGAAAAACAATGATGACCTTATCAATCTTTTTGGTATTAAAGAGTTTGTAAAAGAATCACAGACTGACATCATAGTGGAGTTCTCTGATGGTGAACAGTTTAGAATATTAGTACGCGGTGCCGAACAAAGAGTTCGGGGATTAAAATGGGATCAACGTCGACCAGACTTAATTATCTGTGACGACTTAGAAGGCGATGAACAAGTACAAAGCAAAGACAGGCGAGAGAAATTCAGAAGGTGGTTTTATGCTGCACTTCTTCCTTGTCGGTCTCAGCATGGTATTGTACGTGTTGTGGGAACTGTGTTACATCTCGATTCCCTACTCAATCGTATTATGCCTCCCGATTATGATGGC